GTGCTCAAGATTTTTTTGATAAAGCGCCGTTCACTCTTGATTCAGAAGACGATTTTGAAAAGATCGAAATGAGTGTAAAAGATGGTTACGTAAGAGATCACTTCAAATTCCAAACTTGGGATGAGATGATTACAGCTGCAGGGAAAGAACATGTAGCTAAATTCTTCAAATAAATTAAATGGGCACCTTCGGGTGCTTTTTTCATGCCTATAAATGGACAACTCTACGAGTCAGTAGATGAGAATCTGAATCAGGCTCAAATTACCGAGCAACTAACTCAGCAACTGTTCATGAAGAATCGAGAGAAGCGGACGCTTAGTATAGAGGCTCTAGGAGATTACCGAATGCGGGCTGGCTGCTACGTAAATCTATATATTAATGCAATGAATATAAATAAATTTTTCTTGGTTGATGAATGCACCCATAAGAAAGAAGGCGGTGTGCATACCATGGATCTGGAACTAAGGCTGGTGTAACCATGCTGGATGCTATTAAGCAAGCAGCTGTTGAAGCGATTAACGCTGCAGGGCCGGTAATCGTACAACTTGCTGTAATAACAAATGAGAATCCTCTTGAGGTTTTAGTCGATAATAGGCTATCTCTCTCAGAGGATTTTTTAATTGTCCCTGAAAAATTGAGTGGTTTAAAAGTCACCATTGGCGCACAGGAAGTGGAGATTCGCAAGGCTTTAGCGGTTGGAGATAAGTTATTACTCATTCGCATGCAAGGTGGTCAACGCTACGTAATAATGGATAGGGTGGTGAGCGTTTGATACCACAGAGCGATAACGTGCTACTGAATGAGGATATGGAGGATACACCCCAACCAAGTCTTACTTATAAACTAGACCTTGTAAATGGGCGTATAGGATCCGTGGTAGTGGATGGATTGGATGCCGTAAAACAGGCAGTTATAAAAATACTTTCGACAATCCGATTTGAAAACCTGATTTACAGTGACAATTACGGTAGTGAGGCAGATGTTGGAGCGGTGCGGGGTCGGGCGGTGTTTGAAACCGAAGTGGAACGCTGGACTAGGGAAGCATTACTTCAGGATGATCGTATCGTCTCCGTAACCAACTTTAGATTTAACTATGATGGCGATGCGGTACTCGTCTTGTTTGATGTAGAGAGTGATTATGGAAACTATACAGACCGATTGGAGATGAATGGCGGTGTATGAAGATCAAACGTTTGAAACGATCTTAGAACGGATGTTAGACCGGGTACCAGATGGGCTGGACAAGCGAGAAGGTAGCTTTATTTATGATGCTATGGCTCCAGCAGCAATGGAATTACCTCAGATGTATGTTGAGTTGGATATCAATGCAAATTTAATATTTGCTGATACTGCTAGTGGCGATTATCTGGATCGATCGATTGCGTGGTCTGGTGTTACCCGCAAAAAGGCAACAAAAGCCCAACTAAGAGGGCTTTTTTATAATACTTCTAACACCTTAATGGATATTCCAGTTGGTAGCCGCTTCGCTATTGGTGCAATCAACTATAAAGTAATCTCTCGACTCTCATTAGGGGAGTATCGTCTTGAGGCAGAGGTTGAAGGAGTTACGGGTAATCAGCACTTCGGAGCCTTAATTCCTATAGGTTTTATTAATAATCTAGAAAGGGCTGAATTGACGGAGTTACTTATCCATGGGACTGATAGAGAGACAGATGATGCATTACGGCAGCGGTACCTCGATTCTGCCAGACGGCCAGCAACCAGCGGGAATAAATATCATTATATTGAATGGGCTCTTGAAGTTTCCGGAGTGGGCGGCGCTCGTGTATTCCCATTATGGTCAGGTCCGAAGAGCGTAAAAGTTGTGATTGTAAATACAGAAGGTGCCACAGCCTCAAGCGTTCTTGTGAATCAAGTACAAGACTATATTGATCCAGCTGCTGGGAAAAGTGAAGGACAAGCACCTATTGGGGCAGTAGTCACAGTTACTTCAGCAATCGGTAAGACGATCAATATATCAGCTAAGGTAACTTTAGCGCTTGGTTATACCTTGCAGGGTGTAAAGAATTCCTTTTTGGAGCGATTGGAGACTTGGCGTAAGTCAGCGTCTTTTGTATCTACTTATGTAAGTCAGGCCGTAATTGGATCAATCCCTTTAGGGACTGACGGTGTTATTGATTATCTTGGGTTGCTACTCATTGGAGCTGTTGGGAACATCGTTCTTACAGAAGAAG